TGATGTTATGTCGTATATTCCAGCAATGCATTATATGAGTGCTTTTAATAAATTAGAAGATATGATTCTCTTTTGGGATGAACCAACTATTACACTAGATTATGAAACACATGATTATCATGATATTTTATCCAAGAATTGGCGTGAAAATGAAATTCCTAATATTGTTTTATCATCTGCGACATTGCCAAGAATGGATGAATTGGAAGATATGATATCTAGTTTTACTGATAAATTTGGAGGAATGAATATTACAACAATTACTAGTTACGATTGTACTAAAACAATTCCAATTCTTAACACTGAAAATAAGGTTGTTTTGCCTCATTTACTTTATCCAACATATAATGAATTGCGTGAATCTTTATCACATATTAAAAATTGTAAAACACTGCTAAGACATTTTGATATTAGAGAAATTAGTAAATTTATTAAATATGTAAATGATAATGTAGAATTAAAAGAGAGATTAAAAATCGATAATTATTTTGAAAAGATTGAGTCAATTGATATTATTAGCATTAAAAAGTATTACCTACTTTTGTTAAATTCAATCGGGGATGAATATGAAAAAGTTCATAAATATCTAGTTAATTCTCAAAAACCATTATTTGAATCATCGATTAAATTAACAACAAGTGATGCATATACTTTAACAGATGGTCCCACTATTTATCTAGCAGACAATGTTGATAAAATTGGAATGTATTGTTTAAAAACAGCAGATATACCGTCTGTAATGGCGAGTGCAATATTACAAGATATCAAATCTAATGAAAAAATTAGGCTAGAAATTGAAAAAATTATGAAAGAAATTAAAAAAAATAAGGATGAAGAAAAGGAAAAAGAAAAAGAAAATGAAAAAACTTCTGGTATTGAAACAAAGCAAGATCAATTATTGGAAAAATGCGAATATCTAAGGAGAGAAATAAGACCAATTCAATTAGGATTGCAATTTATTCCTAACCATAGAGAACATCTTAATTTATGGAATAAACAACATGTTAAAAATGCATTTACTAGTAATGTTGAAGCAAATATTGTTGAAAAAATTATGTTACTTGATGTATCAACTAGTCGGAAAATATTACTTCTAATGGGAATTGGTGTATTTTCACAAGATACCAATGATGATTATGTGGCTATTATGAAAGAATTGGCCATACATCAAAAACTATATTTAATTATTGCTTCAACAGATTATATTTACGGAACTAATTATCAATTTTGTCACGGTTATATTGGTAAAGATTTAAATAATATGTCACAAGAAAAGATAATTCAAGCGTTAGGAAGAGTAGGTCGTTCAGATAGTAGAAAAGATTATAGTATTAGATTGAGATTTGATAATATAATTGAAACAATATTTAAGGAGTCAACTAATAAAATAGAGATTAAAAATATGAATTCGTTGTTTTCCTAAATAACGCGATTTGTTAAAGAATAAACATTGAAATAATTTATTCTTTAACTATTTATTTAACGGCGCTTTGATTTGCGTCCACGGCGCTTTGATTTGCGTCCACGGCGCTTTGTTTGTTTTGCTCTACGTTTCATATTTCTTTTTGACATTTTACGTCCACGTTTAGTTTTGCGCGAACGGCGAGGTTTATGCTTTTTATTTTTTACAACACTTTTAGCTTCTTTAACTACACCACGAAGAAATCTTGTTATTGTTCCAATAGCTTTTTTCTGAATAGCCATAAGTTTTTTATCACTCATTATATATTATAAAAATATTATTTTTTATAATAAATAGATAATTCAATTTATTCTTTATATTCTTCATAGTGTGGTGTTCCAGGATACCAATCATCATTTTTTTTAAGTTTTTTTTTCTTTTTTAATTTTGATTGGATAATTAAATTATAAATTAATGTTGTAAATATTAATATAAATATAGCGCATATTAAAAGATCTAAGAACATATTATAATTTATTTAGATTATTTATCATGGAAAGGAGATACTGTTTCTTCAAAAAGAGTAGTTGGGTCTTTTCTTGGCATTAATTTTATAAAATAAACTAAAACAAGTAAAAGTAATAAAATAAATATATATTCTGTTTCCATATAATTAATCTTGATATAATAACTTTTTTGATTAAAATTATTATACAATTATATAAATGCTTAGTTGGAGTAAGCAAGGCCACCCATGCCACTCATAACTCTTAGGACATTATAGTTGGTGGCATATACGCGAACCTTGGCTGTATCCTCACCACCAATGGCGTTGGTGGAAAGAACAAGCTGAAGGGTGGCGTTATCTATCCTGCTCATATTGCAGGTTCCACTAGGCTGATGCTCCTCTGGACGGAGTGCGAATGAGTATACATTGATACCAGTGTCTGGTGAGCGAGTGTGGTGCTGGAATGGCTGGACAAGATCGAAGTAAGTTCCCTCGCGCTCCGAGAAGCGGTCCTGGCCGTTAAGCTGAAGCTTAGCGGTTACAACGGGGTTCTGTCCCCAGCAGTGCATGTTGAGGGCAGTCTCGGCGAGAACAAATGCACCGGCATCAGAGACACCCGAGTCTTGGTGACTGCTAGAAGGGAATGGAACACTGGCGGCAGAACTGGCATTTGCCCACTGATCCCCATTAGCCGAGGCAAGATGATCAGCACCAGGGTCCTGGAACATACCAGCACTATCAATAACAGCGGCATCACCACGAACGGTTTCTGGACCAGCAAAAGCAGCGATGCTGTTTACGAGAGCATCGAGGGCATCAGTGTAGTTGAAAGGCTGGGCACCTAAAGCACGGTTAAGGGCCTTTCCACCCATGAATGATGAGCAGTAGTCAACATTGGCGTCAGGCTGGACAACCCAGACAAGCTCTTTGCAAGGGTGGTTGAAATTGAGCTTAATCTTGTTGGAAGACGAACCGACGGACTCGTCACCAGTGAACTGAAGCTGCTCAATGAGATACTCGTGGGGGTTCTGGGCCATTCTGCGTCTCTCATCAGTATCAAGGAAAATGTAATCAACGTAGAGCGAAGCGGCGACGAGTGATTTCTGGTATGAAACACCGTGTTTAACACTACTTTCAGTAGTTGTCAAGTCCTTAACAGCGAAAAGGCATTCGTCAGAAGGACGGAGCTCGAGGTTGATACGGACCTCGTGGTACTGAAGGGCAATAAGGGGCAAGGCAAGGCCGGGGTTGCGGCAGAACCAAAACTGAAGTGGGACGTATAATGTTGTCTCAGGAAGAGCCTTGCGTGGAGCACAGACGGCGGCAGGAACATCCTCAGCGGCACAGGCTGAATCAACAGCGGCGAACTGAGGGTCTACAAGGTATGTAAGCTGAGTGGTCTGACCAATCATCTTGTTGTAGCCACGCTCCTGCTCACTGGTAAGAGTGAGCTGGTTCCAGATGTGCATCCAGTCACCATACTGGCGGTCGATTCTCTGACCTCCAACCTCAACCTCAACCATTGAGATAAGCTGCTCACCGGGGTAGTCGAGCCAGCGGGCGTATACATTATCGGTTCCATCATCGCCACAGCAGTTTTCCTGACCAATCTCAGGAAGTGTGACCTGAAGGTAAGTTCTGTAAGCAAGATCACCATTTCTGGAGATAGTGCACTGAACTCTGCGGCCGAAATCGGCCTGGCCATTGAAAGTCTGTTCAATAGACTCCATGGCAAAATTTGTGTGTCTGCGGTAGGTAACCTTCCAGAAAGTAATCTGGGGGTTTCCCGTTAAATAGACGTCTTGAGCGCCATAAGCGACTAATTGCATTAATCCTCCTCCCATAGTTATAATATTGCTAAAGATTTTTTTTTTTTGAGAATTAACCTTTTACTTACTATATTATTTTAATAAATTACTATTAGAAATATTTTCCTTCATAAATCTAAGTAAATATTCGTCAGAAAAAATCTCTCTTTTTCCTTCATGTTTTTTTGTAAAAATAAAGGTATCTTTTGATTTTTTGACAGTCCATCCGTTTTCTATAGAATTGTATATAAAAATCATTTTTTTACTTTTTATGTCTAAATCATCCATTATTAATTATTAAGAAAAAATAGATAATAATAAAACACAAATCAAATATTTAAAAATATAGATTTTAGTACTAATATAATGCCGTCTTTTAAACCAAAGGCAAATAAAAAATTTGATAAAATTGCAACTAAAATAACCACAGTTGATAATAAACATAAGGAAAAAATGGATGAATTTAAAATAATTAAAAAAAAGAAAATACCCGAATTAAAAAAAGAAAAAATTAATATACTAAAAACTTTAAAAAAAAATTTAACGATAGAAGAAAGTTTAATATTACAAGATCAGTTAAAAAATATTACTAAAAAAATTAAAATATTAGAAAAAAAGGAAAAGAATTATTTATTAGATAATATTGAATATGTTTTTGATTATTTTGAAAAAAAACAACATTTAACAACAGATAATAATAAGACTCAGGTATTACACTCATTTTTTAATAAAAATAATTATCATAATAATAAAACCGATGATACTAATGTGAATTATATTAAACAATATTTAATTAATAATGATGAAACAATGATTGATTTGGAAGATTATAAAAAAAATATTGAAACATGTACTAGTATAGATAGTAAAACTAATAAAGTTTGTAATGGTGAATTAATTGCGGTGGAACAAGAAGGGGTTAAAATATGTAATAAATGTGGTAAAAGAAATCAATTCTTATTAACGAATGATAAACCATCATATAAAGAACCACCTAAAGAAGTTTGTTTCTATGCATATAAAAGAATAAATCATTTTAGAGAGATACTTGCTCAATTTCAAGCAAAGGAAACTACTCAAATACCTGAAAATGTTTTAAAAGATATTAAATTACAAATAAAAAAAGAAAGAATTACAATTAAAGATATTACAAATATTAAAGCCAAAGATATTTTAAAAAAATTAGGGTATAATAAATATTATGAACACATACCGTTTATAAAAGAAAAGTTAGGAATAAAACCACCAACAATGACACAAGAATTGGAAGATAAATTATGTAGTTTGTTTATGGATATTCAAAGACCATATGCTAAACATTGTCCGGAATCTAGAGTTAATTTTTTAAATTACTACTATGTTTTATATAAAATGTGCGAATTATTAGAAAAATATGAATTTTTACCTTATTTCCCAATGTTAAAAGATAAAGTAAAAAGAATAGAACAAGATGAAATTTGGAAAAAGATATGTTATGAACTAGGTTGGCAATTTATACCAACAGTTTAAATACTAACTCTTTGAATACCAATTGTTTGGAATAATAAAAGATTCGCTAAACTATTATTTCCTTTGGAATCTATTTCTATTTCATTATTTTTAATATTTTTATATTTTATAATTTTATTAGCGGGTATAATTAAAAATTTATTATTCTCACTAAATTCCATAATCATTTCATTAAACTCTTCAATACTATTATAATATTCATCAGTAATATTTATATCTTTATCACAGTGACGAAATTGCTTTCTAGGAATATCATAAAAGTTAATTATAATTTTATTAATTTTTGGAAACTTTTTTTGTATATCATTTATTTTGTTTTTCCATTCTGTTTTTATTTGATTTATAGGTTTGCATTTTAATAATGTTTTTTTTTTAAATATATTATTCTTTCCCATCGCCGGACCTAAGAGATTTTCAAATGCTTTATTTCCTTCACTGTCGTCGTCTTTATTTAATGCAAGATTGCTTAAAGAACTCATTGAATCTTTACAATTGTATAAATTATTAAGAATATCATTAGAGCCAATAGAAATAAACATGTATGTATTCTCACTGTTTAAAAATTGTTTTTTTGAAAGTAAATTAATTTGTTTATCTAAATCTTTAATACTAGCACATTTTTTTGATAAATTAATAACATTAATATCATTTATGTTACTATTTAGTTTATTATAATGTATATAATCTTTTAAAAACATTTCGAATGACTCGCTAAAATTAAAATCACCTATTAAAATAATATTTTTTTGATTATTAAATTTGAATGTTTCTTTAAATGTTTCTTTAAACGAATTATATGTTAATGAAGTAATGATAATTATTATCATTAACATAAATAGTAAAATAATATTTTTATCTTTCATTATATAAAAAATTAGATAAACATATTATTTAATTTACAACCCGCCTGGGAAGCCAACAAGGTTAGCGCCGATACCGAAACCAGCACCAGATCTAGCACTTACAGCCATACTAGGGACGTATGTATCTAATACGGCAAAAGTAGCTGCGGCGGTAATAGCTATCATAAGAATTTCTTCAAGATTCAAACCTTTACCTTTGGGGATAGCGTAAGCAGCGAGAGAAACCATAAAGCCCTCAACACAGTACTTTACAACTCGGCGAACTAATTCACCTACATCTAAAAGATTACCTAAATCACCAAACATATTATATATTATCTCAATAGAAAAAAATAATTTTAATTTTAAATAACTTAAAATTAAAATTATTTTTAAAATATAGATGGATAATTCAACCCAAAGTAATGAAAGTAAATATATTGATTTATTAGACGAGGATAAAGCAATAGCTGGACAAAAGTTTGCTTGTGTATCGTTTGTTAGTCCCGAAAATATTTTAAAGAAGAAGGATACATTCTTTTTTGAAGAGTTCCTAAAGCATTGGAACTATAGTCAAAAACTTCAAGAATTTACACAATTTCTAAATTTCTTATCTCATAAATATAATTTAAATTTTGATAAAGTAATGAAAGATCTTGATGAATTTGTTAAATCCGAACAAAAAGATTTGGTTAAAACAACTATCGATGATGATTATAAAAACTTTTTAGATGCTAAAGAAGATGATTTAGAAAAGAAATTTATGGAAGAACATTCTTTCCAAACTAATACCCGTGGTTTAAAAATTCGAGGGTGTTATCCTTCACAGGAAGAAGCTGAATTAAGATGTAAAATGTTGAGAGAAGTTGACCCACACCACGATGTTTATGTAGGACCAGTAGGTATGTGGATGCCTTGGGAACCAGAAGCTTATAAAACAGGTCGGGTTGAATATCTTGAGAAAGAGCTAAATACTTTGATGCATGAGAAAAATAAAAATGAACAAAGTGCCAAAGATGCGTTTGAACAAAGAGTTAAAGAAGCCAAGCAAAAAGCTATTACAGAAAATATTAAATCTGCTAAAGAAACCGGCAATAAATTAACTCAAAATATAGACAATGACGGTAATTTAGTTGGTGTTGGTGTTTCAACTATTGAAAATGCTCTAGACAAAAACGAAATAATTAGTTCCGCAAATATTAAAGAAGAATTATTTGAAGGTGAAAATATTAGAACTAAAGCCACAGATAAAGCATTAAAAGAATTTGAAAATAAAAATAAAAAACAATAATAATTAAAATTGATTTATATATTATCTCTCTTATATGATAATATATAATGACCGAAACGAAGAAAAAAAAACCAAGATGTTCTTTAGAAGGATGTAATAAAAAGTTAAAGATTACAGATATGGTATGTAGGTGTGGTAATCGCTATTGTGCCGAACATCGCGTAGCTGAAACACATGACTGTAGTTTTAATTTTCAAGCAATAGACAAAGAAAAATTTATGAAGCAATGTGGTTTGGGTGGCGGAGAGAGCAAGAAGATTAGTGTAATATGAAGATGATATTTATTTAGTTATATTTATTGTTTTCTGTTTTCTTTTTTTTGTTTTCTTTTTTTTGTTTTCTTTTTTTGTTTTCTCTTTTTTGTTTTCTTTTGTTTTCTCTTTTTTGTGCGGTTGGCTACAACACTTCTATTCCTACCTCGCCTTTTTTTACGACCCCCTGCTTTTTTTCCAAATCCCGCCGCCACCACCTTCATCTCTTCTTTTATTTGATCTCTTAGATCTTGGCGAAGATACTCGACCGCACGCTCGTCCTGTCTCACGACATCCAGGGCAAAATCAGGATCATTCTTCAGCTCCATGTCGGCATACTCCATTGCATGTACATCCTGTTTTACCGCCTCCATAACGATATCCCTGTTCTTCCGCAACTCCGGGTCGGCATACGCAAGCGCCTTTCCATTTTCCCTAACGACGGCTCGCACAAATTCAGGGTCCTTTTTAAGCTCCTGATCGGCATCCGCGAGTGCATAACTGTTCTGCTTCACGGCAGCCATCACGATCTCCCGGTCATTTCTGATCCCAAAGGCGTTAATCGACCCGAGCACAGACCCGTTCTGTTTGACAGCAGTGAGCACGACATCCCTATCATACATCATATTCTGGTGAGCAAACAATATAGCATATCCGCTTTTATTCACGGCAGCCAGAACGATATCCTTTTCCTTCTTGAGATCTGGGTGGGCATGCTCCATAGCATACCCGTTCTGTTTAACAGCGGCCAAGACTATCTCCCGATTTTTTCTAAGCTCCTGATCAGCAAACCGAAGCGCATTTCCACGGTACTTAACGGCTTCAAGTACGACATCATAGTCCTTCTTCAGCTCAGGGTTGGCATGCTCCAGCGCATACTCATCCTGCTTCACGGCTTGTAGCATAGCATCCTTATCCATAATATATATATATATATATATATAAATTATGTAAATTATTTCTTACCACAAATATTTTTAGTTTTGTTTAATTTGTATTTTTTATCAATATAACGCATGTCTTTTGTGATTTTCTTACACTCTTTCACATTTTTGTATCTGCGATAAATTCTCAGTATATTAAATCGTTTTTTTTTAGCTAAAGCTGCTTTTCTCATAGAAGATTTTGTTTTATTTCTCTCCGATTTGATTTTTTCATCGATGGCTAATCTTCTTTTTTTTGTTGGTTTATTTAGTTTGTATATGTGTTTTTTGTTTTTGATTGTTACCTTTCTTAATTTGGGTAGACGCCTTCTTGTTTTCATATATATTTAATTGTGATATTTTATAATATTCTAAACTGAATTATTCGCTATCCCTCGTATGTTCCACAGTTGTTCGGCTGTGTGTTCTTGTGTTGTTCCATTTTCATCTGTAGCACGGCATATATATTTGGTTTCTGGATTGTATGTTAAACGTATTTTCCAAAAACACCATACATTTTTTTTATATTTACCTTTATAAATCCTTGACATCTTCCATGTTTTGCCCCCATCATCGCTCACCTCAACTTTCAATATCTTTTTATCTTTACTAGCCATTGCATATCCTTTTAATGTTACAAATTTCTCGTCTTCGTCTATTTCTTTTTCACAAATATAAGACTGAATCGGCAATGTTGTAATGGTTGGAAGAATATTCTTTAATTCAGGAACAATATCTGCGGTTGATTTAACAAAGTTTGGCATTATTTTATATGCTATACCTGTTTGCCAAGGACTTTCGGCTTCTTGATTTGAAAATGAAATTTCTTGAATCCACTTAACATTCTTAGAACCAGTCAAACCCGGTGCAATAACACGTAACGGATATCCTCGGTCTCTGGTTAAAACTTCGTCATTCATATTAAACGCCAAAAACAAAGGTTGATCGATTGGGACAGAAACTGAGAACTTGCTATCATAATCATAAAGATTAATATATTTTTTATCTTTTGGAATTTCAACAATATCACTTAACCAAACACCACGCCATTTGCCGGTTGAAATAGCGCCTCCTTTCCAGGGTAGTCCCATCGTTTTATCTATTTCATTAAGTTCGCTTCTACGATTTCCTGCACATTGAATGGTTGTTGTGATTTCACTATTTTTAAAATCTACAATATCATCATATTTATAAAGTTTTCCATTGATAATGACACGGTAATTATCTATATTAATATCGGGGACCGGGTGATGGTTTCTAGTGAACCAGTTTTTTTCAGGAGTTATATAAGAATCCAGAATATTTACGACATTTAATTCGGCATTATATGGTTCTTTTTTATGAACGGTTGTTGTTATATTTTCTCTTACAGGTTCATTATAGTATTCATTATCAAACTCTTCTTTTTGGTAATCTTTTAATTCACCAATTTCATATTTTGACATCACTTTTGAAACATAATCACTATAGTGTTGTTTGTAGATATTCCAATACATATCAACGGGTCCACCAATTGCCATAAGTAAATTCTCTCTACCACCAGGATGAATATCCAAAAAATTTGTTACATCATAAACTTTATTTTTGTATGTTACCCACGCATCATTTGGACTATTGTGCCTTGAAACTTCTTCTTCAGTATACTTTTTATTTTCATCTTGTTTTTTTTTATTTTTAAAAGGGCTAAATTGTAAATATCCAATACTAGATAAAGAAATTGTTGTTGGTGCTAGTAATCTTCGGGTATAAAACATTATTATTAGTTTAATTAGATTATAATTTTTATTACTTTTATAAATTAACTTATTTTTCAATTTAATATTTTTAATTTATTAAATATTAAATATTCATCATTAAAAATATCCACAATGGAATGTAAAATAAGTTGTAGTTTTGGAGAGATTATTGATAAACACACAATCTTACAAATAAAAAAAAATAAAGCACAAAATAAAGATGTCTTAACAAATATTATTAATGAATTAACAGCTATAGAAAAAGAAAATACACTTGTGAAAAATAACGATATATTATTCAAACAATTATTTAAAATAAATAATCATTTATGGGAATTAGAGGATATAATTCGGAATAAAAGTAAAAATAAAGAATATGATATGAAATATATAGAATGTGCCGAATCAATACATATCATGAATGATAAAAGATATATTTATAAAAAATTAATTAATGAAAAATATAATTCAAAATTAAAAGAAGAAAAAATATATCAACAAAAACAGGATATAATTCATCCTATGGATTTTGAAAAATTAGAAATAGGAAAGAATTTATATACAACAGGCAATTATAAAGAATCAATGTTTTATATTAAACAACTAATAGATAAATATAATAATTATAATAATTACGATTCATTTTATATAGATTTACTTTTTTCATATTCAAATATATGTTCTATTTTTAATATCAATTATCCTTTTTTTGAAAAAATAGAATATATTATAAAAAATATGGATACTATAAATATCTCAGAAGAACAAAAATATTTTTGTAAATCTATATATGCAACAAAATGTTTAGATTATCAATTATACGAAAAAAGTTATAATTTTTTAAATTTTTTTAACAACATTAGTGGTCCCAATGTATCTTATAAAAATATGAGTTTTTTTAATAAACAAGATAAAAATAAAACTTTATTTGTGTATGATGGTGGTGGTATAGGAGATAAAATAATGCTCTCTAGATTTATACCAAAGTTATGTGAAGAATTTAAAAATAATAATATAATATTTTTAATTGATGATAAATTATTTTGGTATTTTTCTTTAATTTTTAAAAAATATTCAAATCTTAAAATTTTGTCAGAAGAGAGAATTAATACAATAGGACATTTTGATTATCACTGCAGTTTAATTACATTATTAAAATATTTAAATATCAATTATGAAACACTTTATTCATGTAATATTTATAATAAGATTAATGTAGATACTACTTTTAATTGTCAAAATATAATTAATAAATTTATAAAACCAACATATATATTAAATTGGAAAGGAAATCCAAAAAATCCACATGAAAAAAATAATAGAATGATGGAATTAAAAAATGCAATACCTTTATTTAAATTAAAAAATATTAATTGGGTAGTAATAACCAAAAATATTTCTCAAGAAGAAAAAGATATATTACAAGCGAATAATATACATTATTATGGCGATATTATAGACAATGATAAAGCATTTTATGATACTATTTCAATATTAAAAAACATCGAAGGGGTTGTTTCAACAGATACGTCACTACCACATTTATCATTATCAATGAATATTAAAACATATGTAATGTTAACATTAGGTTGTGAATGGAGATGGGGAAAAGAAAAAAAAACAAATTGGTATCCAGATGCAATATTATTGCGACAACAAAAATATAAAAGTTGGAAAGAGCCTATTAATAAACTAATAGAATTATTAACAAATTCAAGTTAAATATATATTATACATTATATAATATATGTCAAAAGGTTGTTTATTCAAAAAGTCTAGAGCAAAAATGCGTTGGAAGTGGCGTAAAAAGCGGATACGACGATTGCAACGAAAACGACGAAAACTAAGAGCTAGGGCAAGATAAATTATAACCAGTTAATATAATGAGAGATTGTTGTAATATTAGAAAAAAAACTAAAAAATGTGTTAGAAAATCTGATAAAAAAGTATTTAAATTACCTAGGAGATTTAGTAAAAAACGATGTTTAACAAGAAAGGTAAAGGGATTTACAATGCGTTCATCTTGTGCACCATTTAAGGATTGTAAAAAACAAAAAGGTGGGAAGAAACAAAAAAATATATTTAATAAAACTTTAAAGCTATGTTCTGATAGACCAGTTACAGGATATATGAGAGATGGATATTGTAATTATAATAAAAGAGATATTGGTAATCATTTAGTTTGTGCGCAAGTTAATAAAAAATTTTTAGATTTTACTAAAAAACAAAATAATAATTTATACACAGTAGTAAAACCAGGCGATAAATGGTGTTTATGCACTAATAGATATTTAGAAGCTGTTAAAAATAATAAAGCACCTTTGTTAATAGAAGAAGCTACAAATTTAAAGGCAAAAAAAGCATTAAAACAAACGGGGGGAAAGAAAACAAAAAAGCGGTTTTTGTATAATCCAGACGATCCAAAAAAATCCTTTGATGTTTATATTGATAAAAATCCAAAAGATACAATACATGTAAAGTATACAACCGTAGAAGATGTTAAGAATTCTATTTTAAAGTTAGAGAGATTGTTTAAACAAAAAAAATACACGCATAAAAGAATATGGCAAGTTGCTATGATTATGAAAGTTAGGTTAGATGTTATTAAAAAATATAAAAAATCTCGGTATCCAAACGCCAAAAATGTTAATCAACGAGTAAGCTTAATTACAAAATATTATAATCACTTAAAAAAAAGAACAAAACTTAAGACATTTTCAGAGAGAAGTAATTTAACATTTTAAACATTTTACATCTTTGAACATTTTAAAAATTGATTTGAGGATTACGCGGTGTACTATTACGGTAAAACAGTATTACGGTAAAACACTATAAAGATAATATGGACCAAAAGGAAGATAATTATGTGGCAGAACCTTGTGATATTTCTGAAATAGGTATGGATACCGACAAAATGCGTCAGATTTTAAAGGAGCATTTTACTCCATTACAAATAGAATACATAAAAACCAATAAGACACAAAATTTGAGAATAGATTCTATGTTCGCGGAATTTCTTTTAAATAAAATTATTGGCGGAGAGTTAGTAGGAGAAGGTAATTTTCCGGTAGATATTATAAAGAATGGTATTGGGATTGATGTTTGTAGTATGTGTATGAATGGTGCAAAAACAAACGAAAAATCTATTATGCAAAAATTTGGTGAAGAAGGTAATAATTTGGATAATTTGTTTTTGAACGATGAAATGGCAAAAGCTCTTGATTTATATAAAGAATGCTTTAAACAAAAAATGCTATCTGTCAAAGCTATAAAAAATCTTAAAGACTTATATTATTTTGCTTTTATCTCTACAGATAAGTGTGTTTACGGCATTTTATTGAAAATAAATTTGGATTCTATTTTCAATATAAAGTATGAAAGTATTACAAAACAAGAAAAAAGTATAAAATTTTCTGGATTTATTGATAAAAAATTTGGCAGAACTACCTTATTCAAATCAAAAAAACGTTTAGAACTTAAACTAAATAAATATATTTTAGAACATTGTCATACAATTAAACTGTTCGAACTAGATAATGTTGGCTAATTTATTAGCAATCAACGTGACCACTGGGACCGAAACAGCATTTCCAGCCAACTTATACAATGCGCTATCACATAATTTGGGTAGTTTGTAATCTTTTGGAAAACCCTGTAGATTAAAACATTCTCTTGGGGTTAATTTTCTAATTCCTTTTTTATCTTTTAGAAGAGGAACATTATGTCCACCACCACCCATATTTGCGGTAAGTGTGGGACAACAATTACTTTTATTTTCCCTTACATAATATCTTCTATATTGATATAAAACGTTATTTGAAATATTTTTAACTACATTTTTATTAACTTCATCAAATACTTTAAATCTATCAGTGTAATAATATTTGTTATCCACATCTTTTTCTAACATATCGCAAATTTTACCCTGTTCTTGTTCTGGAAAGTCAAAATTAAACTTATCGTATTTTTCCTTATCACGAAATCCTATAATATAAATTCTTTCACGGTGTTGTGGAATAGTAGTAATCTTATTTGTATCAAGAATAGATGTCTTTATATGATAACCAATTTCTTGCAATTTGCTTTCAATTATCTTATATGTATTACCCTTATCATGTGATTTTAAATTTTTAACATTTTCTAAAATAATTATTTCAGGATTATGTGTTTTTAAAATTTCTACAATTTTCCAAAATACATTTGATCTTTCATCATTAAAACCTTTTTTCTCTCCAGCAATACTAAAAGGTTGGCATGGAAAACCACCACACAAAATATCGTGTGAAGGTATGTGATCAACATTTACAGTATTTAAATCTTTTAGAGTAAACTTATGGGACGGAAAATTAAGTTCATAAATATCTTGTGATGGTTTAACCATGTCGTTTGTGAAAACACAGTCAAAATTTGCATTTTGTAATGCAAATGTAAACGCTCCGGTACCTGCAAATAAATCGATAAATTTAATATTTTTGCTTTCTTGTTTATCCATGAATAATGTATATTTTATATTAATAAAGTCATTTATATAAATCAATTTTATTTAAATATAATTTAAATAGTACTATTAAATATTCTGTGAACGTCCACTCGACCAGCCACCTTGTGGTCCTAATATTTTTTTATCAAACTTACAATTTAAGGACTGTATGTTTTTATTATTTAAAATTTTGTTTTTGACAGATAAATATAAATTATTTTCAATATTAAATTCTTTTAATGATTTTTTAGTATCACATGCTTTATTTGAAATAAAAATAATATTATCAATGTAGTTGTGTAAATTATCAAAAATATGTGTTGCATATATGATAGATGCGTTTCGAGTTAAACATTCGTTTTTTAAATATTTAAATAAATTGTCTCTAACTACAACATCCAGTTCGTTTGTAAATTCATCAATTAATAATAATTTAAATGGTTTTAATAAAGCCAACATAATTTGAACTTTTTTTCTCTCTCCATCAGATACTTCATGCATCTTCCAGTCTAAATTAATATTTAATAAATTAACAAGAATATCTCTCCTTGATTTATATTTCTCTTGGTTTTTTTTCATTAAATTACTTACTTTTATATCACAACAATAATTCAAGTTACCAACATAAGCTTGGTTTTTTTGCCATGTATTACCAAGATATGCGAGACCGTTGAATTGGTCGTTAGGACTTGAATTTCCAAGAACAGAAAATATATCATAATCTCTTACGAGATGCATACCAGCTATAATTCTTAGTAAAGTACTTTTTCCAGCACCATTCTCTCCAACAAGTAAATTAAATTCTCCTGATTTAATATTTAAATTTATATTATTAAGAATTTTAATATTGTTATAATAAGAAAAATTTAGATTTTTAATATCAATAATCATTAGAATAAATAAAGTTTAAACTTTAAATATTTTACTTTTTAGTATAAAACATAAATGGCGATGAAGAAAAGAAAAAATTAAATTATATAAATAATTTATTAAATTCTTTAATTAGCTCTTGCTTAGATATAGAATTTGGACCGCAAGTATTATTTTTACAATCGTAATTTATTTTACTTATTTTATCAAATAATTCTTTTGTTAATTCTATATCAAATTTTATAAAATAATGAGATTGAACTGAATTTTTTTCAGTATCATTATCAATATTACCAGCATTTACACCTACTCGTCTAAAAGATATATCATGTTTTTCATTTTTTTTAACAAATTTATATTTATTAGGTATAAGTTTTTTATATTCTTCCCTGTATGTATTTTTTTTAACCCAAATTTGAAATACACAAGGAACATCATATACTTTTGTATCAATAAAAAAAGAATTTTCTGGTAGATCATACTCTTGAATAAGATGAAAATTCAAAGGAAACTGTTTTTTTAAACTATCCTTTTTAAAACTCTTAGGTAATATAAATGATATGCTATCACAAAAAGTTAGAGATTTTTTTATAAATTTAATAGCCATAGAAGATTGGCGTCCAAAGGGAGGGTTTCCTATAATATGTATCTTATTAATTTCATCCTTGTTTTTTATTAGTTTATTATAATCAAACTCTAGATAATCTTGCTTTATGATTTCAGAATTGCCTGGTTCTAAATCATAAAATTTGTAATTTTTAAATAATACTTTAATATCATTCATAAATGCTCCATTACCAGCACTTGGTTCAATACATATATCGTTTTCTTGGATATTAATATTTTTATCTATTAACTCCATACATTTTTTAACTGCTTTTTGTGATGTGTAAAATTTATCACTTGTTATTCGTTTTAAACCTGTTATTTTAGTATTAGTTTTAATGGTTTCAATATTATTATCGATAATATTTAATTCTTTATCATTTTGAATGTTGAATTTTTTTATCATTTTAATTATTGTAATATAATAATTAAATTTTAAATAAACAAAATTGATTTAATATATTTTATTTAAAATATTAACAGTGAATCTCTCTTATGGCAGATATAGAAGAGCTATCAAATTCCGCATTTACGAAGCCAACGACATATATTAAAGATGATATACTGGAACCTCTAACAAAGTTTGTGAGAGATTTGTCTTTAAAAAACTATAATTCAAGGAAAGATTTTCAGAGAGAGATACGTGAATTAAAAAGAAAATATCATATAAATCCCAGACAATGTCAAATTTCATACATGTATCAACTTTTACTTCATAAAAAAGATATAACAAATATTACTATTAAAAAATTCTTTAAATCTAAAGATACTCGTGGTTTATCAGGTGTAATTGTAATTTCCACAATTACGAGCCCTTATCCGGAATATACAGATAAAAATGGTAAAAAAAAGAAGCAGAGATTCAGCTGTAAACATGATTGTCATTATTGCCCGAGAGAAGTAGATAGTTACGGGAGAGAAATTAATCCAAGAAGTTATCTAAGTTCTGAACCAACGGTTGCACGAGGTTTGCAAAACGATTTTGATCCAATTAGACAATTTAATGAACGTGCTACGCAATATCACCTTAACGGTCATTATGTAGACAAAATAGAGTTAATTATATTGGGTGGAACTTGGACTGAATATCCTAGAGAGTATCAAGAAGATTTTATTAAAAAAATGTTTTGGGCAGCAAATACATTTTATGAAATTAAAAAAAGAGATATATTATCATTAATAGAAGAACAAAGAATAAATGAAACAGCAAAGTCTAGAGTTATTGGTTTAACTTTAGAAATGAGACCCGATTCAATAACAGAAGATGAAATTAGATGGTTGCGATATTTAGGGTGCACACGTGTTCAGCTTGGAAATCAACATATTAATAATGATATATTAAAAGGTGTTAATCGTGGTTGTTATAAAGAACATTCAGAAAAGGCTCTTAAAATGTTAAAAGATGCTTGTTATAAAGTAGACGGGCATTGGATGCCTGATTTACCGGGAAGTTCTCCAGAAGAAGACAAAAAAATGTTTAATTATATAATAAAAAGTCCAACATTACAATTTGATCAATGGAAAGTTTATCCCACTTCAACGGTTCCGTGGACTAAAATTAAAAAATGGTATGATCAAGGCAAATATGTTCCATATACTGAAAAAAATCCAGAAAGTTTAATTGATGTTTTACTAGATATGAAAAAAAAGGTTCCACCGTGGGTAAGATTAAATCGTGTTGTGAGAGATATTCCAAATAGAGCAATAGATGGGACAAAATATATTTATGCTGGTAATAAGGTTACTAATTTAAGACAGGTATTGCATTCTACACTTGAAAAGAATGGTGAATTTTGTAGATGTATTAGATGTAGAGAAGTAAAAAAAAATTTATCAATGGTAAAATATGCTAGGTGTGTTGTAAGAAAATATTTATCTTCATGTGGTGATGAATATTTTATTAGTATAGAAAGCGGTAATAATGCAGATTCACAGTATAATTATATAGAAGGGAAATGGTATCATAATTACAAAGAAGAACCTGGGATAATATATGGATTTTTAAGATTGAGATTGCCACATAAAGATTTATATTTTAAAAATAAATATTTTCCTGAATTAGAAAATTGTGCTTTAGTAAGAGAGCTCCATGTTTATGGGCAAGTCGCATCAACAAAAAATAAAGAAGATAAAAACAAGGCCCAAAATTTAGGATTTGGAAAACAATTAATGAGAAAAGCAGAACGCATATCTTATAATAATAGTTTCGATAAGGTAGCCGTAATTTCGGGAATAGGTGTTAGAGATTATTATAGAAGGTTGGGTTATAAATTGGAAAACACTTTTATGATAAAAAATGTAAACAAAAATGTAAATTGTATTTTAATTGCTGTTATAAATATTTTATTTAACTTAATTCTTTATTATATATTTATTAAATTGAAGTTAAAAAATATAATAAATATATTAAATTACTAATATATCATAGCCATGTTTAAGGCACTAACAAGAAGTATTGCGCTAATTAAGAGATATTTTACTGTTGGGAATAAGCCAATGATGGGTAGATGGGATACAACATCATGTGACAAAAGTAAAGATATTAAATTTGTTTATGCAAATATAGATAATTGTGGAGATTTAATATGTGGTCAACCACTAAAAAATAAGGATTATGTTAAGAAAGATGTTTAATTCATAATTATTATAATACTATAATTATAAATTTATTGTTTTCTAGTTTTAGAATGTTTATTTTTTTTTCTTCTTAATTTTTTTGATTTTCTTAATTTTCTTAATTTTTTTGATTTTCCTATTTTTCTTGATTTTTTTGATTTAAAACGTTCATTACGTTTTCTAGTTTTTTTACCCCCTCCCCGACGCCCTCGATTAGTATGCAAGTATGCTGTGTCCATGATATCAAGGACAAATTGAATGAAGTACCCAAGATTACCCTGGTTATTTAAATGTCTAATCATGGAACCTATATTAGTGTCACCCCACCGACTCCGTCCTCGTTCTGTATTTTTTAAAAAAAGCTCCTGTGCGCGCGGCATGCGTGGATTTCTCATTATGACAAGGCCGTCGCGGCCGCGCCCCCGCCTGGGGTGTTTTAAAAGCCATCCGTCTGGATACCCTTCCCGGCGTACGCCTGGTGGCGGAGGAGCGTTTAAATTGTATTGTAATTCACTATCACGAAATCTAAAGCGTATACCGCATCCACCTTTGAATATATGAATATGAATATCTAGGTTTTGCCTAGCATCAGCAAGAGTCCAGCCAGCAGCAACTAATGCATCAATGAGCCCAGGAAAATCATTATTTCTCAAATCGAAATTGATGATATCGGGAGCAGAACGGTCTACCTGTATTCCATATCTCTCCCGGAGCAACCCGATGGCTCTACCTGTTGCTTCTCGCGGCCGGAATGTGTTTTGCCCAGACCGCGACTGCCGGGCATTCGCGATAGCACGTTTTTCCTCTTCATTTCTTGCTGCTTCTCTTTTGAGCCCTTCTCCTCTGATGCATTCTCTGCACTCGGAAAATCGGTAGCTTTCATCCAGATTTTTCTTACATTTACTGCACTTACGTCTGGGGTTCCCTCCAGCGGCTGCCATCTGCTCCTCCTCCTCCTCCTCCTCCTGCGCTGCGGCCGCTGCCATCTGCTCCTCCATGTTCTGCTCACCGCCCTTCTCCTCTCCTGCCCCTCCGGGTGCTTCTCCGGGTGCTTCTCCGGCCGCCCCACCCACCTGCGTATTATGGTTATTATTGTTTGTCATTATATAATATAAAAATATTTTTTTTTTACCAACGATTTTTTTTGACATTAATTAAAGGTCCCTTCTGTTGTTTTTTTGGATCAAAATTTTCACCTTCATCATCACTACCAAGATCTTTTGACATTTCCCAAAACTCTTTACTTCCTAACTTAAAATCTCTATGTGCTTGAGCTTTATACCAAAATATTTGATCTTCTAATTTATTTGATTTTGCATTATTAGAAACGACTAAACATTCATAATTCTCTGTACATTGATCCATAACTTGAGAAAAACTTTCAAAACTAGGAAACATACCAGCATAATTTTCATAAATTCTTTTACGGTTAGCAATATAAGGTTCTCTTAAAATAAAAGTATAATCAATGTTTGTACGTAAATTTGGTGGAACACCTAATGGATATTGCATGGTAATAACTAGCATAATTTTCCAATGACGACCATTCATAAATAAAAGACGCATTAATTTCTCTCTAGCCCAAGAATTATCATACAAACAATCATCTAAAATAACAAAAGCTCTAGCATCAATGCTTGATTTACCATAAGCATCTTTTTCTTTTTTAACTTGCTTAATTACCATTTTTTGTCTTTTTAAAATATTTTCTATGATAGCTGTATTATATTCATCGTGAATAAATAATTTAGGAACCATTTTAGAATAATATCCATTACCTGCTTCTGTTCCTGAAATAACGGTACCTATAGGAATATCTTGATGGTAATATAACAAATCTCTAACTAAAAAACTTTTACCAGTATCTCTTCTACCGATTAATACGATAACGGGTCCTTGATTTTCACTTGGCTTAAAACTAATATTTTTCATATCAAATTTTTTTAATTCTAAATTCATTATATTTTTTTTTTATATTAAAAAAATCGATTATACGCACAAATTACTTAAAATAAATAATTCTTTTAATTATAATTCAATGATTGATATTTATTATAAAAAAAATGATAATACAGAATTATTTAATAATTTTAAAGATGTAGAAATTATAAATTCACAAAATTATATACCAATATATACAAAATTTTTTAATTTAACTGAAAATAATTTTAATAGCATTAATTTAGATCAGCCGAATTATTTAAAAAATATAATAGCAAAAGATGATTCAAAAAAAAGCAATATATATAACTGTGAAATAAGCAATCATAATAACAACAATAAAATAAAAACAGAAACATTTTTAAAATTTTCACCATTACTGGATCCAATTAAATACATGTCTGGAAAATATAAAGATATTGATGAAGAAAAAAAATGTAATTTACCCAAATTAAATAACAAAGAAACATGTTTAAAAAAATATACGGATGTTAATAATTCAGCTTTTGTAGATTCTTTTTTTACCTATTTAACTAGTAAAATGTTAAATGAAAAAAAATTTATACATGGAGTAGATTTTTATGGGTCATTTTTATCATTAAAAAAAGAGTTTAATATTGACATATATGATGATTTAGATTTTTTAGATGAAAGTGAATATTTTCATGAAAATAAAAATAAAATATTTCAAATATCAAATGATTGTGAAAATATGTTTTTTGAATCAAATACGCGAAATTATAGGAAGAAAATCAAAATTAGCGATAATAATATAAATGATAATTCTTCAAATAATATTTTTAGCGAATTAGATATTGATATTTTTAATGGTGTATTTATTGATAATTCATTAAATAATGTAATTAATCTCTCTAATTTATCAAATGATTCTAATTTAATTTTTGAAAATTCAAAGAATAGTGGTTCTTGTTCTACTAAATCGAATTGTTCATCAAGATCGTCTAATACATCTAATGAGGAATTTGACAATAATAGTGATACAGAAAGTGATGATAGTATTGATGAATATACTGATAACGAAAGCGAAAATACATCTGAATCAAGTGAGGGAAATTGTATTGCTACAATTAAAAATTATCCAGTGCAAGTGATATCTTTAGAAAAAATGGATGCAACACTAGATTCCTTACTAGAAGAAGAATTAGATATTGACGAGTGGAAATCTTGTTTATTTCAAATAATTATTACTTTAATAACATATCAAAAAGTATTTTCATTAACTCATAATGATTTACATACAAATAATATAATGTTTACAAAAACAGAAAAAGAGTATATAATTTATAAATATAATGGAAAACATTATAAAGTTCCCACGTATGGTAGATTATTTAAAATAATTGATTTTGGTAGAGCAATTTATAAATATAAAAATAATATAATATGTAGCGATAGCTTTCATGAAAATGGAGATGCTGCGACACAATATAATTGCGAACCATATTTTAATAAAAACAAATCACGTTTAGAACCAAATTTTAGTTTTGATCTTTGTCGTTTAGGTTGTTCATTATATGATTATTTTAAAGAAATATTAGATGATGAATTTGATACAAATCCAATATCTAATTTAATAAATGATTGGTGTAAAGATGATAAAGGACGCAATATTCTTTATAAAAAATGCGGAGAAGAAAGATATCCAGATTTTAAATTATATAAAATGATAGCAAGAACTGTTAATAAACATGTTCCTAAAGATTATATAGATATTCCTTTATTTTCAAAATTTCAAACATCGAAAAAAAATATTGGAAAAAGAAGAATTATTAACATAGATGATTATGAACCAAGCTATTAAAAGTCTGGTTTTTCAGTGAAAACCTGTGTTACATTAGAAATCTTTTTATTTTCAATTTGAGTATACAAGAAAGAACTTACGATATAGCTAATATAGACAATTAATGAATATTTTACAATATCTTTAAGTTTTATTGGTTTTTTTGTTAGAAACTTCATTTCTAAATAATAAGCAATAGCAAATACTAAACTTAGTAATAAGGCACTTATAAAAATATTATTATTCATTATATTTTTATATCAAAAATTCAAATTAAAATAAACGCAATTTAACTTAATAAATCCAAACCTTTAAGTTCATCAATATCATTTAAAACTAAATCATCCTTTTTATTATTTAAATCATGGATATCTAAATTATCTAATGTCACTTTATTTTTATCATCAAATATTTTTAACCGGACATTTTCTTCATCTTCATCATCTTCCTCCTCCTCCTCCTCCTTTCTTTTCTTATACCTATCTTCACTAATTTGTTCTAATCGTTCTATCGTTTTAGGTGCGGTTACTAAATTAGACGTAGTTGTATTTATAATACCGGGTGCATCACTTTTTTTAAAATTAACAATATTATCATTATCATTAAATGATAAAGCGGGTGATTTTTCATTTTCTGTCATATCATCTGTTGTTGTATCATTGGTGGTTGTATCATTGGTGGTTGTATCATTAGTGAGTGAATCATTCATAGCTGTATCATTTTTAGATACAGATATACTATCGTTATTGTCGTTATTATCATTATAATCATTATTTGATTCAAAAGTATCTAATTCATTTGTTGTATTTTCAGCAGGGGGTTCTATGGGCTCTTCTACCTTTTTATCAATTATTTCTTCAAAAACTTCTTCTTCTTCGGTTTCATCAATATAAGCTCTTAAAATTTGTTCAATGGGCATACTACTTCTAATAACATTTAAAATAGATTCTTTAATGATAAGTTCTGTTTCGCGCATATTTTTTTGTTGTTGTAAAGGTAGTATATCATTTTCGAATAGAAATACATTTTGATAAATTTTTCTAGCAGAATCAATATAAACTTGATGAATAAAGTTTCCTAATTTAGGTATATCAATATCTATTTTTTTTTGCTGGTTAGATACACGGATACTTGTTAAAACTTTTAATTGTGTAATATGAACACATGTTAACAAATCTTCTAAATATGAACAATTGCTAGATTGAATAATTCTGTTAGTTTCAATATTAATAATTTCTTGATTCCATTTTGGTACTCTTGTTAAAAAATTTTGAAAAGTCATCAAATATTTTGAATTTTCATTATTTTTTAAACAAAGATCATTTGCTTCTTTTAGTATAGATCTAAAACCTTGCAATACTAAGGGTGTAATTATATTAATTAAACGCGACATATACTCATTTTTAGCTTCAGAAAGAACATTAATATTAAAATCGTCCATCTTTACATTCCTTCAATATTTTCTAAACAATCATAATTACGCAAAAAGGCTAAAGTTAATATATATAACATTAAAAATTTTTCATTTTTAATTTCCTTTTTAATTAATGTTATATGCATTAATAATTTATATTTATAAAGTTCATCTAATTTTTTGGTTTTTTTTAATATATTAATAATATCTAGTCCAGAATATGCTTTTGAGTATAACACCTCGATAAAATCGTATAAACATTTACAGCTTTTATAATTTTTTTCATTTTCAATATTTTTTAATAACCAATTATTTCTTTTACTAATATTTTTATCTTCATTATCATAAATTAATTTTAAATTAAATGTATGTAAATTTTGAATTGAATCATTAATTTTTGGCAAGGGTATATATATATTACAAAATCTTGAAAGAATTGGTTTTAATAAATTGGAACATTCTTCTATTAAAATAAAAAATCTTGTTGTGTCACTAAATTTTTCTATACATCTTCTTAATGCTGATTGTGCATCAATTGTTAATTTATCAGCATTTGATAATATAATACTTTTAAAAAGTAAATTATTTTTTTGAATATTTGTTTTTGCAAAAAATTTCAATTCGTCTCTTATAAATTTTATTCCCTTTCCATGTGCACAATTGATATGCATTATATATTTATGATAATCAGTTACATTTTTATAGATATTTTTAATAAAATATGACATAATTTCTCTTTTACCTGAACCAGATTTACCGTGAAAAATAATATGTGGAATATCTTTTTTTTTAATAAAATTTAAAAGTTTTAATTTTATATCTTTATGAATGTCCATTATAAGTATTAATAAAGATATGTTTATATTATAATAATTTTCAATGCAAAAGTATTATAGTTTATGCAATACTATGTAAAGAATGAGTATATGGGTTATCATTAAACGCGGTTAATAAATCATTTGTATTTCTATTTGTATCAATCATGACTTCTCTTGTATTTTTTCCCCCAATTTCACCATATGTTGTCATATTAGCTGGTTCTTTTGGCATTGATATAGGTCCAGATGCACCATGAACAGCCCTATTAGCACTAATATTAACATTTATTTCATTATTAAAAGTAGGGTTACAACCAACATTCATTTCATTTTTAAGAAGTAACTCTTTATACGGATTTAATTCCGCATTATACGCTGAATTATAAGTTTGTGATTTTTGAACCCAAGGACCAGCACTTGAATTGCCTACGTATGAAACATTTGTAGTATCTCTTTGATTATTTACTGGTTGATATGTATTAGTAGAATAACCACCCTCGTGTTTATGGAAAGGTTGACCGACAGCTTTAACATCTTCTGTTTGTTCTTTGATTGTTGTTCTAGGTCTATCGGTGGGGTTCCATATAGTTGGGTTATTAACACCATTTGCACCAGATACATTTCCATTTGGTCTTAAATTACCGATGACATTTTCTTTTCTAGATGGTCTTAGTATATCAACAACAGGTGCCATGGCTGCTTTCATAATTCCCCCAACAATACCTAAATTATTGTTTTGTTGAGTAGTTGATCGTGAATTAGTATATGATTTATATCCATCCTTACCATAGTTTTCGCTTAAACTATTCCCATCAGTTACATTATGTGCTGGTGCAGGATGTGTTATATCTGATGGTAGTTCTGGTCGGGTGCTTCTTCTATACCCATCACCAACATCTTTATCTTGTGTTTGTTTAATCTCTGAATTAGCATTACCAAAATATTCTCTTGTAGTAAATGTTCTATTTTCTACAGGCATAGGTTCTTCAGATACAACTCGTTGAGCTTTGTGAATACCTGTTGTTGTAAACCATCTATCAGGATTATTTACAAAATATGTATCTGGTCTATTTTTTTCTATTCTACCCTCTACACCTCTTTCTTTAATAGATGAAATTGCAGGTCCTTCATGATTTGCTAAACCAAATGTTAATTTAGGATTTGTTTTAACTCTTAAATCATCAACTGTTTTATCAATCCATTTTTTTCTATAAGTCATACCAGAGTTAAATCCTTGAGAACCTTGGTTAGTATATCCTTTGTTTAATCCTGGGGCAACCCTTATTTCTTCCCAAGGTTTTTCACCATTAACGTATCTAGATTTATTCATTCTTGATTGTAAAAAATCACTATTATTTGGCATACCATGTATGTGGTTCATATTGTCTTTAGGTGCAAATAATGGTGCTTGTTCCTTTTTATTCATTGTTAATTTTCCAGAACCAACATGATTGTCTAAAATAACATCATTATCATTAAAATCACCAACACCCCGCTGAGTTACCGTTGACCCAAAAAAAGGAACCATATTATTCGATTTCAAATCATTTTTTTCAACAATATTACCAGTTAGTGAAGCAAATTGATTAGAATTTATTTTTTCATTTGTATTTCCAAATCTTACCTTTTTATTAATTGAATTTTGAAATTTATTTTGATCTAAATATTTTTGAGTTTCAGCATTATCATTATCATATACTTTTTTATAATATGAATCTTTATAGTCTCTATTCTTAAAGATTTTGTCTTTTGGATAATTTTCTTGTCGTGTTAAAGGAACATTATTTGTAATATCTCCTTCAGGTGGTTTTACAGTATCTGATTCATTTTCATAACCTTCTTCGCTATTTTTATTTGATATTAAATACATTATACCCAATGCTATAACAGGTATTGCTACTTCAGCCATTATATATATGATTATATATTTTATTAAGTTATTAAAACATATAATCTCAATTTACGAATTTTTCTTTATTATTTTTTGTTAATAAACATGGTATATTTGGTTTATGATTATCTCTTTCTAAAAGTCTAGTATTTAAATTATTTTGAAACTTAAGTGAAACATTTTCTTGTGGGTCTAAGTGTAAATAATATCTATGATCTTGTTCTAAATCTTTATACATCCAAGCTGGATGTGTTGCCCTTGATTCATTAACAATGGAATCATTATTTGATGGATAATTTATTTTTTGAGACCTAACGACAGCTTTATTTGGGTATTTTTTATCCGTGCAGTCTTTTGTTAATTTTCTAGTAATACCCATTAAATCACTATCTATATCAATACAGTGACCATCAGGAACATGTCTTAAATTCCCTCCCCACGTTTGCATTCTAATTTGTGGGTCATTTATAAAAGTTGGTTGAGCCCCCCAACCTGGTGTATTTAAAATATATCTTCCTGGTCCAGTAGACTCCTGTAATAATTTTTCAGTCCTACATTTATCATAATTAAATCGTGTAAATGACATATATTATATTATATTATAATTTATTTAACAAAATGGACCTTTTGGTCGTTGGTTATTTTCTACAACTAAAGGATTTGGCATAACTGTTTCTAATGTATTAAAGAATTTAATATTATCAATACAATTAAAATCAGGTTTTACTTTTTTATTAGGATTAACTAAATTAGTTGAACCAATGCCAAATAATTGACTTTCGATATCGGGTGCATTATTTGTTAAAACATTATTATTATAGCCATTTGTCATCATCGGCATATTTATACCCCTACATGGAAAGGCAGTATTTTCTGATATACACTTATATTTCCAACTATTATGATTAAACTGTTTATTAATAGAAGATTGTTCTTGATTATAACAACCTTTTGAATTTTTTAAACTTGTATCGGTCATATATTATAATATATATATATATTATTTGTTTAAAATAGTTAATTTATTAATTAAATCTGTTTTTATTTTTTCATAGTTGCTAGATTTATTTAAAATGCTTTTAATAAATTCATGATTTTCAAAAAAATAATCCCAAGAAAATAAAATAGTAAAGTATAAAAAATCGTCTGTAATATTAAAAATGGCAAATTTTTTATTTTTTTTTAAAGACTCAATTATAGACGGATAATGTTCCTTAACTATTTCATAAAGTTTTTGAATTTCAGAATTTATATTATCTGTATATTCGTCTAAATTAAAACACTTTAATAATTCTTCTCTATAAATTTCATCGTTTTCAAAATCTCTATAAGTTAATTTAGTTAAATAATTATACATAATTAATTGACTAAATAAATGTTTAATTGTTTTTTACATAGTTATTATTTCTTGTTAATTCTCTACTGGGCAATCCACCTCTTATCCAACCTTCCGCAGCAGAACTTTCAATTAAATTATTAGGATTTTGTATTGTATCTTTGATTTCTGGTATTTGTGGGGTTAAATTATAATTATCAAATGATTCTTCTGTAATTGTTTTGCACGATTTAAGTTCATTTATACTACTTCCTTGAAGTATTTTTGATTCTAATTCTGGTTTTGGTGGCCCCCTTCCTAAATATGGAACAGTTATAAAAGGTCTCTCTTGAAGACTTATTCTACACCTTGGGTTTGTTTGAATAGTTCCTATTTTTAAATCAGATTCACTATCAATATTGCAACCACCAACACTACACGAACCTGTGCCAGATTTGTAAAACATATTTGGTTGTTGTGTGGCAAATTCAATAGCTCGTTTCATTGTTCCATGCCCTGTAAAATAATTGGTAGTGATATAAGAACCATAATTATTATTTTGTACATCTCTGGCATTAATACCACAAGTATCATTACCTATTCTTGTTAAATTATCAAATCTATAACTATAGCTTGTTGCCATTGTATAAATATATATAAGATTATTATTTTAAATTTAATAATTAATCCATCGTTTTACATTTTTTTCACATTGTAAATAATCACCATCTTTACACGATGGCATATTACCATAACAATATTTAGCAAACGCTGTTTGATTATTAGCAACTCTTGAATTAGCAGTAGTATAAAAACGTTGCATTGATTTATCTAGATTTAAATTACGTTCAAAACTTATATTATCTCCTAAATCTTTGAAAATTTTTTCATTTAAACCGATATCTTTTGTTAATTTATTAATCGTTTTTTTAATAGTTTTATTAAAAGACGGTGCAGCTTCCTTTCTTTTAGGTGTATCTTTTATATCGGTCAAAAGAACATTCATCAAAGGATTTTTTTGTGTAGGCTCAACTAAATTCGCTTTTTTTAGATTCGCTTTAATATCTCTATTTAAATTTGAATACCCTTCTTTTTTATTAATATTTTTTTTAACTATACTATTTTTTTTTGATTTATGAATTAAAATTATTATTATTAACGTTACAGCAGAAGATATAATTATATTAAGATTTTTTGTAAATATATATCCAATGATAGTTAATAATATAATTAGCCTTGTAATAGAATTAAGTTTATCATCAATATTTTGTTTTGTAGAAGGCCACAAAGATGTTATTTTATCTTTTTTAACTAATATGCTTGGATCTTCAAACCAAAATGTCATTATATATAATTTATGTTATTTTAATTATTTTCTTTTTCCTTTCTTTTTCTTTTTTTTATTAGTAGATATTATTTTGCTTTTATTTTCTTCAGCCAATAATTGATTTCGCATATTTTCAGCTCTAGCTTCTGCTAACTGTCTTTCAAGAAGCTTTATTTGGTCATCTTTGTCACTTTCGTTATTTTTAGATTCTAGTTTCTTTTTTAATCTTGTTCTCATATTATTTGTAGCTTTTGCCTTATTAAGATGATTTTTAAATGCTCCCATATTAATTTTACTATTTTTTCCCATTGGAAATCCCATACTAGAAACCATTTTCTGCATTTCTTTCATACCCGGCATTGTATTTAACTTGTTCATTAATTCACCAGCTTCTTCAATTAACTCACTTTCCTTAATCTCGCCTGATTTTATTTTTTTATCTAAATTCCCTCCAATATTTTTTATCATTGAAAGTAATTTATTTGGATTTTTAAAAAGCATTGCAAAAACATCATTAGGATTTTCTACACCAGATATATCACCTAATTCTTTTATAGTATCTTCTGTAATTTCACTTGCCAATCTTCCCAATTTTCCTCCCAGAATACCATTTAAATGTTCATGTAAATCTTCAGGGTTAGGTAATGAATTAGATAAATCGTTAAAGCTTGTTTCCGAACCACTAGTATCTTCTTGGGTATTAAAATTAGACGTTTTAAAGATATCTCCCATTTGTTCCATTGTTTCAGCTAATTTATTTTTTAATTCATCTTCATTAATTGCCTCAAATAAATGTGCAGTATCTTTAAATGTTTCAGTATTATCTTCATTATTAATAACAGAAAAACAAATTAATTGTAAATATTTCCATATTATTACTTTCGTATTATCAGATATATCTTTATTCCATAAATCTTTAAAATCAATATTTTCTATAAAGTTTGTATCTATTTCATCATCTGTAAATATTTCTTCATTTTGATATAATAAATCAAAAAATCTAGATGGATAAATAGTTTTACAATATTCAAATGTTTTTTTTAATTTTTCCGATTCAATGTCATTGTCTTGTATATCTTGTAAAACATCTATTAATTGTTCTTTATATTCGGGGAATGTATTGATTATATCAGAATAAAAATCTCTAATAATTTTAACAAATTCGGGTGTAATAATTTTTTTATCGTCGGTCATTTATAAAAAAATTATTCAATATATATTTAAATTAATGTTTGGCTTTATACATTAATGAAATTTTAGTTAAATTTTGTGTATATTTGATTATTTTTTGTTTATCATCATCTGTTAAATCTTTAACTCTTAGTTTTATTGTTTTGATAGTTTCAAGTATACCATCGTTATTATCTATCGTTTCTAAATCTGTTGAATATTCTTTATTCAAAAAAAAATCAAAATCACCTCTTTCAATTTCAGTTTTATAAGGTATGAAAACAAGCTCATACCAACTTTTTACTAATAATGATGGGTTCATTTTTATAAGTTTTTCTGTATAATATTTTGCAGTTTTAATATTAAGATCATTTGGTAAAACTATCTGTACATCTTTTAAAAAATCCGTAAACTGTGAATTAAAAACTTTAACTAAACTCATTATTAATAAATTATTTACAGAATTAGTTTTAAATATAATTATTTTAAATATAATTATTTTAAAAATATTAATAATTTAAGTTAGCCACATCATTATTTCTTTTTGCTTCTATTTTACTTAAATCTGTATCTTGGACTTTATCAGGTTCATAGTCGTCTGGGGGTGTTTCAATTACTTGTTCGCCCTGTATTGTACTATAAGAATGCATCGTTCTTAAACCACCAGTCCCTTTAGCTGATAATTCGTCTGATGACATATCTAAATAAGAATAATTATCTGATAAATTATTGCCCATTTCACATAATGAAAATGCTAAAGGTTCTCCATTTGACATTGTAGCCTTATTATTATTTTCTACTTCATCTGGTTTTAAATAATTATAAATTTCTCCTAAACCATCAATTACTCTATTACCTCTATTTAATAGCAAAATAGATGGTACTTTTACAACATTTGATGGCAATAAAAGTTTTTCACCTGATTCCATTATTAAATGAATAGACCCATCATCATTTTTGATACGTTTATCAATACAAATAAAATGCATTTCGTTTCTTTTATTTGTTTTTGATAATTTCATTAGTAAATTTTTACAATGGTTACAATAATTACTATAATATAATATTTCACTCATTTATATATTTACTATTAATTTGCTTTTTAATTTTAAACATATTTATTACAAAATTATATTAATAAAAAAATTGATTAAATAAAAATTATATTAATATATTAGTATAGATTATGAGTGTAAAAGCCAACCAATCAAAAGACAATAAATCTGATATTTATATATCTTCGCGAAAAGATGAAGATGGAACACTTGAATTCACCCTTAAGGGTGTAAATGTAAGTATAGCAAATGCAATCAGAAGAGTAGTTTTGTCCGATATACCTATTTTAGGTTTTAAAGGTTTTCCATATGAAAAAAATGATATTAATATTGAACATAATACAACACGTTTAAATAATGAAATTATAAAACAAAGAATATCTTGTATACCTGTTCATAACTTAAAATTAGATGATCCATATCAAAAATTAAGTTTTGAAATAGACAAGGAAAATGCAAGCGATAATATAGAATATGTTACAACCGAAGATTTTAAAATTAAAGATATTGATACCAATAAGTATTTAGATGAAGAACTTGTTAAAAAAATATTTCCACCAGATCCAATCACCAAAGATTTTATTATTATAAATAGATTACTTCCAAAAATTTCTCAAGGAAAACCAGGTGAAAAAATTAAATTAACCGCTAAACTTTCTATTAATACCGCTGGAGAAGATGGTGTTTATAATGTTACGTCTTGCTGTTCATATATGAATTCTCCGGATAAGATAAGGCAAGATGATGTCTGGAATGAGATATTAAAAAATTTGTCAGAGGAAGATAAAGAACCTGATAAACTTAAAATAAAGAAATCTGATTGGATAAATCATAATTCCAAAAGAATATTTATCCCAGACTCATTTGACTTTAAAATAACATCAGTTGGTATATTTAATAACACTGATATTGTTAGACAAGCTTGTAATATTATTATAAATAGGATAAATGAATTAAAAAATAATATTTTAAATCCAACGGAAATGGCGAAAATGTTGCAATCAAATTCTAATAGCACTATTAATAATAGTTTTGATATTGTATTATTTAATGAAGATTATACCATCGGTAAAATTATAGAATATGTATTACATTACACATATTATAAAAATGAAAAAATATTGTCTTATGTTGGATTTAGAAAAAATCACCCTCATGATTCATATAGCATTATAAGAATTGCATTTAAAAATGATATATCTACTGATAAGATTTATCAATCTATCCAAACAATATTTTCACAATCATGTGACAAAGCTACTACAATATACAAAAATATTTTAGAAACATTAGATTAAAACTCATTTTCAATTTCCATTTTCTTTTCGCGCAATTTTAATTGTTTAAGTGGGTAATTAATAGAACTCATTAAATAATCAGGCGCTAAATCATTTACATAATTAACAACGACTTTTTTATTAACATTCTTTTTTTCTGGGCGCAAATCATTAATATATATTCTATGTAATTGATACATATGCGTTCTATATTCAAAAGGAAATTGTTTTAATGGTTTTTCTTTTTTAACATAACATTTAAAATAATTATTCCACAGTTCTAATGTCCATTTATGAAGTTGAAGTCTCATATTTGTAAATTTTTCAATGTGTTCGGGATAATATTTTAGATAGTCTTTAACTTTTCCAAAATTTCTTAAATTATAATACTGATATTGTAATTTAGGACTATTTCCTTTTAATTCTCTTACATTTTCATAATTTTGATTTCTTATTTTACTTCTTATTCCTAGCTTTCTATTAACAAACACTGCTCCCTGAATTGTATAATCCAACCCCGAATATACCATATTTTTAATATCAGTGATTGTTAAATCTTCTTTTTCTAAAATAGCTGTTATTTTTCTTGGATATTTAATTAATTTTGAATTATCCTCACTAATCCAATCCTTATCTTCTTTAAAAATATCAATTTCTATAACACTTTTCTTTTCATAATTACTAGAATTGTCAAATTCATATATATTTGTTAAAATTATATTTGCTTTACTGAAAGCAACTACTATTCTATTTTCAGGATGTTGTAAAACAAACGAATAACTATATTTTTTTGAAAACATATCAAATTCTAAACCTTGGTCTGAAAATGCCTCCAAAAACATTTCTCTAAAATTTAAATTACTATCAAAATTAAATTTGAATTCTGCTCCTATATTACTACGTGTTGCAATTTTCCACTTAGTATCAAAGTACATATTTATCATTGTTCCTTCAACATACTCTAAGCATTCTATATCTCCTTCTTTAGAAATATTTATTAGCTTATCTAAGTTTATAGATTTTGGTGGACTAAAAGACAAAATATTATGTCCATCGGTTACAATAGAACGAAAAAGACCATAGTCATAAATATTATTTGGAGTTATATAATCTTTTTTATATCTTATAATAAATCTATTATTTTTATCTTTTTCGGTTTTAATTAAACGTTTAAAATTATCTACTTTGTTTCGCCAATCAGAGTCGTCTGTTTTAATATCTTTTAATTCATTTTCCAAAGCTGTTAGATTTTTACTTCTAAAATGAAATACTTGAAATCCTTCATTTTCAGCATAATTTCTATCATTTATAATATTATTTATATTGTGACCTAAAGTTATCATAATAAATAAATAATATTTTTTTATCTTTAACCTTGTTTTTTAAATTAATAACTCTAGTATATAATATAAATATCTTCCATAAATATAAGTAATGCAAACGCAAGAAATTGAAAAATTAACTTTAGAATTGGGAGATATAATAAAAATTGTTTCATCGTCAAATACAGATCTAAATGATAATATTTTTTATATAACATATATTGATA